GGCTCTGTGCTGGCTTGCGGCGTCCTTAGACTTTGATTGGAAGACTGTCCGGACATGCCGGAGATAGCACTTCCCCCAATTCCTCCGCCGCTGCCTCCACCGCCGCCTCCAATGCTTCCGCCAAAACCCCCTAATCCACTTCTGAGGGCATTGACACCTTGGGAACTCATTCGAGCCACAGTGGTAGAGCTTTCAGCTTGATCCGCTATTAAATCATCATAATTAGCTTGAGATCTTTGTTTGACTTTGAAAAGCATCCAACGTAAGTTTTCATTATCAAAAATGTTTTTCTCACTTAATAGTTGTGTGTCGCCCAGGTCATGAGCGATGGATTCTGCTACCAGATCCAGTCTCTTATAATTACGAGGAGCAACATTTTGCCAAATATATGCTAGATCATCTTTGTCTAATTTGTATTGAAATTCAAACATATACATAACAATTGGGTCTACATCTCCATTGTTAACAAAATCGAACTGCGGGGGTAAGATAAACCTGTTCATTTTTTGAACCAACTTTCTAATTGACTCTCCGGATGCTTCTAGGGAGTCTCCCGTTAAACTTCCTTGTTGCCCTGCTAATGCCGCTTCATAACGTGCCATAGGAATATCAATAAAACTCTTTTTAGTAGTATTGGATGATCCGCCTGCATTATTATTGGTGTTGTTATCTACACTTTCTAAGATATATGGAATTGCCACTACAGCTTCTCGAAGAATAATTTCTTCAGCCATTTGACCTAGTCTAACTCTGCTATTCTTTTTATTAAAACCTACTACATTCAACAATGATTTCATTCGTTTGTTAACGCGGGCGCCCTTATTCGCAGCATCAAAATCGTTATAATAAGTATCATTTTGTAATATATCATAATGAAATTTTAACCAATCAACGGGAATATCGACTATTTCTAAAAAGACACCCTTTTTAGGATCGGGATCAATAATGCCAAATTGGTGCCACATCCCTTGAGGAACAGAGCCGGATCCGTAATTTGAAGGAAGCGTTAAGGTGCCGGCAGAAGAAGTAATAGCACGGGTACCCGTATCATTGAAATTTAGCATGGGTGTTTCCCATTTGGGTTGAATAATCCATTTTTTTCCTTCGGACGTGTTTACGCTTTCTACTAATTGTCCAGATCTACCTGTTCTTTGTTGGGGTACGCTTTGTACGCCAAATATATTAATACTAGAGGAAATCTGCATTGCATTCCAATTTACATTGTGGCCACCATAAATCGTTTGCAAAGAGCCCGAAAACGTTACAAACGAACTAAGGAGGGCGGTTTGATTCTGGTCGTAGGGTCCTATTTTCATTCCATTCCAGCCGGGATCAACTCTTCTATAAAACGTTTTTGCCTCAGAAAGTATAGAATCTAAATCATAAGAAGTATTAGCCTGGGGTTTAAAGATTATATCCACCCATGCTTCTCCGTTGTAATAGGGAGGAGTAAAAGCCCAGTTAAAACCATTAAAAGAATCAACCGGGGAAGCCTTCAGAACCTGTTTTCGCGGCCCATCGGTCCCTGTCCCACCTGCAGGATTAAGCGCAGAATCTGTTGCCACGGGTCTTCCTCCCACTGCGGGTCCGAATGCACTTGGACGGCTATACATGGTGAAATTTTCTTTAAATAATGGATTCTGGCGAGGATCTTGTGGAAGAGGAAAGCCTCCAAGTCTGAAGCCGCCGCCGAGATTATCAGCCCAAACACGTCCTCCCATCCTAGAATAAGCTGTATTATCACCTGAAGAACCCGATTCGTTATCATAAGTTCTCGGACCAGTGGTGGACCGACGAATTTTCAATCTAGCACCATACATACTTCCCGATTTAAATGTTGTACCATCAGTTATGACCCCCGATTCTAATCGTGTGAGCACTTGATCTTTTAAGAAAAAATTGGCTACTTCGCCAAAGAAGTTTTTAGCCATTAATGTATAAACTTCGTCTCCTCCGCCGCTCCAAGAGCCAGTAGCATCTAAACTCATAGAGGGGTGAGGTTCAATATCGCAAAGGTCCATACCATCTAAATAATTTTCCGGCTCCATAATTGCTTCAAAAGGAATTCGTGCATCCCAGAATACACTACCAGAACCAACAGTGGGTATATAGCCTGTTCCACGAGTAGCGCTAGCACTATTAGCAGAAGTAATCGCCCAGTTATCAGTTTTGTCTCCCTTGTTCGGACCATAATAGTTAATATCCGAGCCGGCAGAACTGGAGCGCGCTATCTTGGTGATATCGGTAACCACTGGATAATCGACCCCGATCCCAGATTTAATTGAGTTATATAAAATTCCTGGATTAAACAAAGGCTGCACAATAGGTCTTAGGGAGCCGCCAGGGCGCGCTGGCTGCATGAACATGGGAAATCCGTAAGTTACCAGAGCACCATTTCCATGTGGGGCGCGCCCATATAGACTCTCTCCATATGAGTTTGAAAATTGTGAAACCAAATCTAAAGTTCTTTGGGCTGGATAGAATCCCTTGTATGGATTAAGCCTAATAGCAGCGCTGCATACTAGTTTAATTTCGGCTCCTTTTAGATCGATTTGGTCTTTAATGTTCAAAAATTCTGTCATAAACTCTGAATTGGAATAATCTTTATAAAATGAGCTAGTGCTACTATTATAGATCGTCCCGGGAATCTCAAAGGTATCGGTCTTCTCTTTATTCGAAATTCCAAATTTTACATAATCTTCAACATGCTCACTAATTCTAAATTCAGGAATAATAGAATAATCTTTGGCTATTAATTTTAAATCATATTTAAAATCATCATAATCATTAAAAAATGGATCTGAACCAGAAGCCTGGAACGCTGCTCTCACATTGTTTTTGACCACAATTCCAGCTAAAGTATTCGCTTCCCATTTTGCTTCGCCGGCATACGGAGCGATAGCACCCGAAAAGGTTGCGGCACCCACATCATAACTTACAATTGGTTGTGGCCCTGTTGGAGATACTGTAGATCGTAAAGTCGTTATCATGTGTTTTTTAGCATATAAAGCAGCCGGGCGAAGCATTCGAACGCTGGTGTATGGAATACTATAAGTAATACCATCGATCGTACCTCGATCCAGTGCTCCAGTAAAATAGGAGAAATAATTGTTTTGAAGCTCTCCTGCTTTGCCTTCGGTTGGAAATGTGAATTCACTAGGAACGCTACTCGTAGGGGGTCCCGTCCTTGTTAAAAAATCTTCCTGTGCGTCTAAGGGCCAACAGCTTTGAGACAAATATGCATAGGGATTTATGTTATAAGAATTAGGCAGGGTGGCACCCAATGAAACTCGTGCGGCGGTGTTATCTCTCCAAAACTTATTATCATAATCTGTTCTTTCAATTGAAGAAGATTTATATGCATTCCTTACTGATGGGAATAGGTTTTCGGTATAAAGTAGCCAGTTCAAGGTATAAACCGGTTCATAGGTTAGTCGTATAATTTGTTCCAAAGGCGATTCTTCAGTTTGAATATTTTGCGCTGATAAGAAGTCATCCATCCCAGTGTCAGTAAAGCGCATATCCATTCCCTTGTGTGCAACTTTCAAAGTAAAGTTGTTATCTTCTTGCTTTGTTAGCGAATCTGCGGAGATGGGGGCATTGATATTTATTAAAGCAGGACGCCCATCCGAATTAACCGGCCGCATCGAATACCTATAGAGCGTCCTATCTTCTTGCATTAAGGTAATTTCATTAGCATTTCTCTCCGCTCTTAAGATGGGATTGTCTTCTTGGCGGCTGCTGTTCCAGCCCCAGCCAAAGGTATTGCCTCTGCGAGTCATGAGAAGGTTAAAATAAGTGGCACCGTTTGCAGTAACCGAACGTGAAACGTTGGGGCGGGCGCCGCCATAAAACCGTTTGTTTAATAGTGTATTATTAAAGTATGAACTTGTATTGATACCGGCCGCAAACCCTATTACATTGTCCGTGGCGCCAGTAACAGGATCTAGAGTATAAATATTTAATCTGCTTGTTGTAGGCTGATAAAAATTCGGCAATTGATTTCCAATTTCACTAGCGGACACAAAATCAAAGAAAGATACATATCCGGCTGAAGTGGAATGCCATCCCTCAAAATCTCCATAAAGTGGACAAAATCCCATATATCTTTCGTTAGTAGGATCGGATAGTGATTCCGTTATCCACGCATATTGTTTGTCTGATCTCGGAATTTGATATTGGACAGACCAGTTGTCATAAACAGAGGCGGTCGTAACGGCTCCAAATCGTTCTACCCATTTTAAACGTTTTTTAGTATTTCTATTGACCTTCTGATATGACGGAGCCTGCTGATAAGAAGCTCCTGGTCCTGCGATTTCTGGTAATTTACTAGCATTATATATTGCTTTAATTTCTTCTGAAGTCAATATAGAATTCCACACGGCGACATCAGAAAGTTGTCCGGCGAATCCATAAGCTTCGTCGTTTCTGTTTCCTATATAAGATGCTGCTGTTTGTATGCCTCCATAAGTGCCTACGGGGGTGCTTGTTTCAGAAAGGGTGTCCAATACTCCGTTAACATATATAAGAGGATCGTTGGTAGTGCTAGAGACATCATAAGTTACAGCAATATGAGTCCATGAATTAAGTGCAAAAACGCCTGTTGTATTGCTGTTCCACAGCCCCTTGGTGCCAGACCACGCACCCACTTCAAACAAAACTCTTTCTACACTATTGGTATAAAGGAAAATATCATCGTCACCAAAGGTTAATATACGTCCCTCATTGTTTCCACCGTCACCAGTTTTGTATACCCATGCACTAAAAGTCATTTGTTTGGTTGAACCGGCGCCGGCGCCTATAATTACGTTCCATGTGCCGGCGCCCCCAATAGCAACTTTATTAGCAGATGCATCGAAAGTACAACTAGCAGTTTGAACATAGATAGAGGGATACAGTGCGGTGGAATAGGCGGGACGTGATGAGGCGCCTGCAAAAGTACCAGCGCCTACTCCCGAATCACTACTATCTTTAGCGGTTCCAGCAGATGATACATTTTCTCTTAAGCGCCACCATCCTTGTAAATACTCTTCTCCACGATAAGTTTTGAGACCACTATAGCCCACAAAGGGTTGATTTAAACTATAGGGCCCGCGTTCAGAGTCAGAAGGATATATTGAACTATTTCTGCCAAATTTTGCGCTATGACGAGAAAGGTTAGCATACAATCCATAATCCTTTCCAATAACGTCATAAACACGAATACCGGGCGTTCCGGAACCGGTAGGTTGCGAAATAGTACCGCTGGGTCCTTGTGAAGGTTTAAGAACTGTTAAGTTCCTATAATTGGGGACATTATAAACTGAGTACTCTGCCGCTCGAATATCCATATATCCGATGCCCATCGTTTCAATTCCTCCCGGGTTAGAGAAACGAGAGGTGATAATACTCTTGTTGGTGGCGCCAGTAAGATATCCAATAGAATATGAAGGAATCAATTCAATGTGTCCGTTTTCTGTTCGATGAATATCAGTGAATAACCGTCCCTGGGATGCGGAAGGTGTTTCTGTAATTTCAATGGGTAGCGTTGGTTGATTCTTTACAAAGTTGCGTGGATTGGAATATGCTCCGACGCTACTAACCAATTCATAATTATGACTATAATTTCCGAGAATGGTTGAGCCGGTTTTCATCTGAATGTTTCTAATATTAACCGGACGCTTAGCTATAAAGTCCCGATAATAAGTTGCACGTTGGGCGCCTGTCATCGGATAAGGACGCACCCCGAGTGCGTTGGCTTCGGGCCATGGATAATCCGGACCCGCCATCCCGAGGGCTCCGGCGCCTGCCCCAAAAACACCCGCGCTGCTGGTGCGCATACCCAACAATATCTTCCAAGCTTCAGGACGACTTAAATAACTATCTAAACCATTAACATAATAGGTTTTGGCCGAACTACTCTTATTAAGTGCAATGTGACGAGATTGATGTCCTCCGACCGCATAATCCGTAAATGGACCCTGCATGGGTACTTCCATATCGTCCCCGTATACATCGTTGTGCAAGTTGGTTAATTGAATGCTTGCCGTGACCCGATCAACCACTCGCTTGTTAAACCCAGAATTAACACCAGGACTTATAATATTAAAAGGAAAAATACGTGAAGACTTAAGATTGTAATAGCCTAAGCCCCTTTCCCATTCTCTACCATGTTGTACCCCCATATATCTCTTGTGCTTTTGAAGGTGCTTAAAAAAGTAAGGAGCAGAAGCTATATTAACATCAGAAATATCTACTGTTTCATCCAGTTTAACCATATCATCTGTAAAGGCGACAAGAACGTTTTCAGGAATATATACTCCTCCATCAGTGTTCACCGGTCCAAAAGGATATAATGCAGTATAAGTAAGCTGAATGTTTTTATTGCCGCCAAAGTTTACCCCACCTTGTGCATAGCTTGCGCTTTTATGGATGGCATTTATATTATATGTTTTTGCTAACCTATCAAGTGTAAATTTTCTAGTTGAATAACGATCACCATCAATCGTAGACACTACTGGATAACTTTGACTGAGGTGGGGAGTGTTATAAATTACATCTCTAAATTTATTTCTTTGTCGATCAACAGTACTATCACCCGATGTAATTTCTGGGGCCCCTCTTTCTGCTCGTTGTTGCCAATAGATCTTGTGTTCGCTGGTTAATCGAGGAGAACTGGGGAGTGGAGTTGAGCCTGTGATGTATGGATAGGTTAAAGCGTATACGCCTTCAATAATCCCCTCTGGATCGGTAGGCTTCATCTCAATTGTGGGGAACGCAGTTTTATATTTGTTTCTTTCTAAAACATGACTTTCGATAGTATTAAGAGTGTCGGGGAGAAAGTCGGATGATGCTGGTAGCATTTGCGCAATTACTTGGGAGATAGCATCATCAAACCATTTGTAATAGTCAATAAACTTTTCTACCTTTGATGTGGTGGTAACTCGTCTGAAGAAAATCTCTCGTAGTTTTTCGAGAGCCTTATATCTCGCTCTATATCGGTTTACTGGATCTCCAATTATATTATTAAAATCTATGACACCAGCAAAAAATTGTAACATTTCCTCAGAAATTGCGCTGTACATGCTCTTTTCGAGAGTATACTTATAACTGGGTACGGTTTTGGTGATATCAAAAACTTTATCATCCTCTGATAAAATCTGTATCATCTCAGATGAAATCACCATTTCTGGATCAATAAACTTAAAGGAGTTGATGGCTTCTCGAACAACCGGGTCGCTAGAAGAGGTAGGGAACCCTGAACCATATCCCGTATGCTGGTAGCCTGTCATGTCTCCAACCCATTTAAAATTATCCCTCAATAACGCGGAGCCCGAACTAAAATCAGTTACATAAAAATTACCAGTTGTATTAGAACCCGTAATGTCATCAAAGCTCCAATCAAGGGCTATAGCATTTAGATTCAAAACGTCGTTATTCGCCAAGGTTGGATCTTTTACAGCATAATTCTGATACGATCCCGAAATACCTCGGTTATGAACATCAAAAATGTGTTGATTAAGGGTGGTGTCTTCGAGATACTTCGTCCAATATCTTAGTCCGTTAAACACCACATCGCATTTGTTTAAAATTGCGCCGGTAATGTTTGTCTTGCGGGCGCCCACATAAGCTCTTTTAGCCGATCTTAACAAGTTGCGACCCGCAGCTTTACTCAAGGATGCCGTCAAGACAAAACTATTCTGAACGCTCCCTAATTCAGGATTAACCCCACGAAATACCAGATCATAGGTATAGTCTTCGGACCCTGTTACAATATCAGTTAAAGGATAATTACTCGGCTTCAGCCTTACGGAAAGGTTCCATCTTTCCTGATCATAGGTATTGAAGAAAACACTACTGGTTAAAATTGGAATAGGGAAAGGCGCAATCGATGACGATAATTTAAAATACACATTTTTAGAACGTGTTGCATCTCTTACTGCATACACCTGAAAGTTGACATTATCGGTGGCATAAAAGGTAGTGTCATTGTTTAAATCGGGGTCCACCGATGCGGAATACAGACCAAACAAAGAAGCAGTGAAAAAGTTTCTATCAAATTTGTCTTTTTCTCTGAAGAATCTAGGAAAAAGGACATCAGCTTCCAGCGTAAATCCATATTTATCTTCATATCCTAATGGTCCACTACCAGAAATATAGCCCTGACTTTCTGCGCTAGAGCCACTTTGAGCTTGATAAACCACACCGGTGAGGTTAAGTTTGCTATTAAAGTTTAGGGATGTTTGGTCAACTCGTACTTGTTGAAGATTGTTTTGGAGAGTGAATGTGTTATGGTGCGCATAGGTATTTAATCTCATTACCGTATCGTCCATGTAAAAACACCTAAAAATGTTTCTCACGGATTTTTCGGTTCCTTTGGCCTTATAAATATTAGCAATATTATTGTATAAGTTCAGATAAATAAGGTTCTTAGTTTCTGTTAGATCGCCTTCAAATTTCGTTGTCTCATCGCGATTTAAGAATTTTTCTAATACATCGGCATCTACAAATAATTCAGGCGCATAAAGCCCTAATGATTGAGGTAGATGTTCGGCGAAAGGATAAGGAGAATAAGACGCGCTAGTATACACAGTGTTTTTAAACTTAGGAATGGCACTAATCCATGCATGAATCTTATCAAAATAAGTTCCCATAATATGAGAGATAACTCTTACATTATTAGTCTCATCCTCTTCAACTTCTTCAATAACCCAATTGGGTATTAAACTCATGAAAGAAGAATTATTGGTTGTATCGTGATAAGAACCGCTTTTCAATAAGCTCTTCTTCAGGGATGCAACATCGGGATTAACAGCATAAATAATAGGATCTTTATATTCTGTAGCTGAAGCAGTGGCTTCAACTATCGCTGAACCAGTAAACCGTCCATTTGCTGTGTAGTTGGTCCACGCGCCATTGGAAACTCTTCCACTATAGTCCAAAATTGTTTGGTCAATAGCTGATTCGCCGGTGGTGCCTTCATTAAACTTATAATAAATTCCTAAAGTCGTGTTCGCAATATCGGTATTTGTACCGCCGCGTACTTGAGTAAACCAATTCTTTCCAATACCCTTACCACTACGTGCTACTTTCCAATATCGGAATTCATCAATAGACCCACTAAATTTGCCAGCGCCGACCATGTTCTCAGTTTTTTGGGCATTGTCAGCAGCACCAGAAGGGGCGGTCAGCAGAGATCCTAACCTTCCTACCATATTTTTAGAATTGATCTCGTTGATGTTTAAACCACTTACATAATTGATATCATTGATTCTTCCATCTACATAAAGCCGATAAGCGAAGTCGCTTCCGGTGTTCTGCATAACAATAGCGTAATGTTTCCAATTATCTAGAGTATTGACCTTTAAATCATCACCAATGGCTTGTTCAAAAATACCAGTAGCCCCTGATTGGGCCGTCACCCTAAAGGGAGAACCTGCCGATAAACCATTTAAGGCAATCGTGACACGTCCATAGTGAGGGTTGGGATTGGCGCCTGCGGCTCCCCCATATCCGCTGGACGATAATTCATTGTTCCAGAGATCCACAACAACTTGTTTATTGGTCAAATTCGTATTTATAGAGCCGCTCTTTATCCAAAACTCTACGCTCACTCCAGTATCAAAATTGGCTCTTAAGTTCGACTCCCTAGTACCACTTCCATAATCACTAGGTAAACCAGCGGTGGTGTAAATTGAAGTATCGTAAATATTAGAAGCTTGTGGGTTAGAAGAACTTGGATTGTGAAACAGCTTCGCTGTTGCTGTGGTAGAAATTGTATGAGGACCACCAGTGAAATCAATATATTCTAAACTACTTGGTAGTCCATATCCACTTTGGAGCGAACCACTTAAAGTTCCCCACCCATCTGAGCTAAGCTTAACGTAACCATTTGTGCGCGGATATAGGTTATTAAAAATATACTTTTCAATATTGAGAGATTTATTATAAAATTCATTTAGCTCTGCATCAGATCCGTCGTAGGGATAGAAATCGATAATTCTTTCTATGGCACCCTTATAATATAAGTAAGCAGACCCAAACTTGGCAAAATTCTCCGGCTTGCGATAATTTATATGAGGAACAAAAGAATCTTGTTTGTCCCGAAGGGCTCGAAGATTATCCGCAGATTCAATTTCCTGAAACGCCTCTTTCTCATTCGAGTCGGCTAGAAAATTGCGGGATGTGTCACTAGAATCAAAAAGCTTCTTAATACTCATAGTCTTCTACTCTAAACTTAAATGCTTGATCTTGTTCTGTCCAGGTCTTTAACTCTTCATCGTAAAATGCAAACTTAAATGCATAAGCATAACCCGGTTCTAATAGGGTCATATTAAAATCAAAGTAATTTCCTGAGACATCATAAGATAGTCCGGTATGCAACTCACTTCCGGTCCCATACTGAATGGCATCAAAGCCGTCCAAAATTCGATAAACTCTATATGAAGCGCTTACAATGGTGGTGGTTTCAATATCTGAATTTGCTTTTGTGTAGATCGTTGGGCTCCAATACTTATCTCTTACAAATAAATTAAAACGGCCTTTTTGATCGGGTCGATATCTATCATGTAGATTCGTAATGTTGAGATAATATACAGGATGTCGAGTACTCTGGCGCGCGCGAACGGTCATAGGCTTAATGGTTCCAGTAAAATACTGAGTCGGAGCCGTTAAAGCATTTTTTGTGCTACGACTCCCGGTAAACCACACATCATAAATTGTATATAATTTATCTGAGCCCGTAAATGCAAAGGAGGCGCTATAGACCCCTGTGGAAACGATACCGCCAGTTACAACAGTTGGATAGGTACTTCGAACATAACCCGTGTTATCGGCAGATAAAATCTGAACTGCGCCGGTTTGTTGGGCAGTCGCTGCAGACACAGGTGTGTTTGAAGGTGCAACATCGTCTCCATCACCTCCCTCATAGAATCCCCCTGTAGAACCAGAGAAAATGCTAACATAAATTCTTTTATCTGTTCCAAGATTAGGAATATCTTTCAACCTTCCTCTAATATAGTTGTAGAGATAAATTGTATTCATGTTATCGGCAGCAGGGGCCAATGAACTACTATAATAAAAGTCGCCGCGATCATCAGTAACACGATCATTCCAGCGCGCCTCAATCACCGGTCTCTTGAAAAAGAATTCCGAGCCCTTTCCAAAAAAGCGTTTCGTATAATAAGAAACAGTAGAACCGCTAGGGTTATAGAGAACGCTTTGGGTACTGTCACCAGCATCTAGTGCGGGCTGACCGGGTCGTCGTTTGACCACGGAAGGTGCCGAACCAGAATGTTTGGCTTCATAGCTCGCAGAAAAATGTACCCCTACACCATAATTTGTATAGGTTCCTGCAATCCATTGCTCCACCATCGGAGTGATATTAACTTCTAAGCTCTCCAAACCACTGGAGAAAGTGGGAGTAAAGATAAACGTTTCCTGGGAAGGGGTGACGCCGGTGTTGCCTGTATGATAAGAACCACCAACCAAAAGAGTTCCATTATTATCTGTCCAATAAGCTGTATTGGAGGCACTCATCCAGTTGGCACCCGTATTCCCATTGGTGATGTCTGCATAACTTTCGAGATCTAATCCAATTCCCTCTTGCCATGACTGGGAAACCCCCATGATAGTTAATTTATAATCTCGTGGTACGGTTTTGGAAGTTTTAGCATTAAACATCCGTAAATAATAATTGACACTACCACTCGCCGGGATTGTACCAGCGGTGCGATCTGCTGAAATGTCACTAATAGGAAATTTAATTAAAATTCTGGATAGTTCTGCTGAGCTTGTAGTGACGCGACCGTAAATTGAAAAAGTTTCCAAGACATCGGCTTCACCCATATTGGCGCCGGTCCCACGCGTTTGTAAATCTGGTCTATATGCATTAACAATGGTAGTGTCAGCAGACGCAGTATATCTTCTAATGGCCATTAACGAATTTTTCCTCTAATATCGGTTGTGGGATATTTAATTTCAAAGATGGCGTTTTTAGGAGCGATAAGCATTGTTCCTTCAGGAGAAAAATTGTTGTTAATATTTATCATTGTTCCTGAATAATTTGCTCCCGTTTTGTTATTTAATTTTACTTTTACCACATCTAAGACGCCCTTTACGTTTTTGAGTTCTTGATACACATCGGAAATATTAAAATGTTCTCCAATATAAAATGCGGTGGCATATTTCTTGGTCAACGCCATCACACACGAATCTAATAAAGTAAATTTGTCTACCCCTGTTGCTGGTTTTACTACAAAATCAATTCCTAAATTAATGATAAAGGGATCGAGAATGTCTATAGTGTCGTTAATCATTCTATAATGATTAAGCCAAGTCTTTAAATTATTTTTGATAGTAGAATTGGTTTTTGTTAATTTTCCGAATTGATCTTCAGAAATAACATATAAATTCAAATTTCGTTTAAGCGAATCAGGATCTTTTTGTACTGAACAACGTTTGAGTGATCCAAACTTGGCTGGCATTCGATACACTAAATTTTCATAATCTGACTGTGTAACGGCTCTGTTTTGGGTCGGGAAAGTATCAAAAATCCTTCGTTTCAATTCGGTACTATTGGCATTGCTAACGTTTCCTACGATAGGTTCTTCATTGCTAACCTCTAAAGAACCTATAACTGTCTGAATTGTAGATTCAACTAAAAGATCTCTATCTTTAAAGTTAAACAATCCATTAGAAACGCTAGTTAATCCACCGGTGGCAACATTAGAATTCGTAGGATTGGTTACGCGATAAATAATAGTTAATGTAGTATTAGAAGGGACAATCCCTAAACTATCATTTTTAGATAAACGGGTGGGATCAAAGGTAGTATCGGTTACATAAGATTTTCCAAAAATATCCATGGCAACTCCTTGGGGATTTGCTACCACATCTGTTTCTCCAGTTTTTCCACTTCCGAACTGAATGCTCGTTCCTAATCGATCTCGTTGGACTACAAATTTACGAGATACCAAATATGGCTTTATAACTGAAGGTACGTTATCCTTCTTATAGTTATTATTAGGAATCTCCTTAAAGACGATATCTTGCGATAAATAATCTACTTCAAAATATTCATTGCCGTCGGCATCTAGTACCGATATAATTTCTGAAACGTTGGCGTTTGCGAGTCGAGCGCGCTTAAATCGTTCGAATGCTCCAATCGTTACTTCTTCTTGAGAAAAATATCCCGACACTACATTGCCATAAGCTTTGATAGCATAATAGGTGGGGGCGCCCGTTGTGGTGTCTGCTCGGGCTACAACAACGGGGTTTTTTGGGGCGGCGAAGTCTATATTTTCGGTTAACACAAAACTTAATCCATTTTGAGAATTAAAACGAGACCCCCTCTTAAGAATGGGAATATAATTAACATCCGGACCCAAAGCGCTAACTGAAGATGGAACTAAAAGGTACAAGGCCACCTTTCCATAAGTGGAGGGGCGACCGGGGTTTTTAAATCCCAACACCCGACCATGTCTTAGAACATTATTATATTGATAAGCGGTATCTAAAAATGCTTCGTTTACATTGTAGTCGAGATAAAAGGATAATTGATCTCCTACATACGCTACCGCATCTAACATGAGCGAACCAAATGATGCCTCGCTAAAGTCCTGAAAATTATCAGGATAAAACCGTTCGGCTATTTCCATCAAATCTGCGCGTATACTTTCAAACTCTCGATGGGTATAGTCGATGGGGACTATTTTTTTCTGTTCATTAGACATATAAAATCCTCAATTTTAAATAGTAATTTGCAATAAATCTTTTACATTTATATCCGGGATGGTATATGCAATCGACATTACTAGGATGTTTTGATCCTGATCGGAGCCGTCAAAAAAGATCTTTATTATCTCTATAGCAGGCATATATATTTGAGTTTGTTCTTTAATTTTAGCTTCTATTTGTGCTTGCACATTTTGCCCATAATTCTCAAATAAATATCGCTTAACTCCTACGCCAAAGTTAGGACGCATCACTCTTTCGCCGGGATTAGTTAAAAGTAACATTTTTAAATTTTGATTGACGAGCTTCTTAATACTCTTAATCATCACAAACCCATCGGCTGAAGATCGGTTCAGCGGAAGGGCGACTCCAAATGCATTCATATTTTACACCTCTACGTAATTATGCGCTCTCATTCTTTTTCACACAATTCTCCGCCTTCATTAAGTGGATTAGTGCGAAGCATTCTTTTCTTCCACCACGGAAGCAATTGACGACCGGCTGCTGGCTTAAATCGTTCACGCAGTTCGTTTAAGAACATCTTGCCGGGCTTAAGATCATCATCCCCCTCACCGGCAGAAAATTCACGAGAATTATAATAGTTCTTAAATAGTCTTTTGATGCGGCTTTTGGAGTTTCGCAATAATTGTTTATCCCATTCGTCCCACGTTAATATGAACAAAGACATCTTATCTCGATCCACATAATTGGCCCAACCTGGTTTACCAGGAGACAGAATAGGTGTGCCGTCTTCTTCAAAATCCGAAACATATTGACCAGGCTTGGAATCAATGGTTGACGATTTATACTCCCCCTCGGCTACCGTATTCTGAGCAATCGAGGGCAAAAATGCAAAATCATTGTAAATCGCCAACATCGCTGTAATTTTAGGAAGAGGGAAAATATAGCGAGAAATCAACATAAAAACATTATCTTTTGTAAGAAGATTAATCAAACAGAGTAACATTTTACTATCTCCCTCTAATGGTGCCGTTTGTCCAATTGGAAGATCAAGCGCGTCGATCTCTGCGGTCGTAACTTCTATTTTTTCGCCGCTAATCATAATCGAAAAAAGTAAACCATATCGGACTCCCATTTCACCTTCAACCCCGACTGCATTGTTTTTGCTATCTCTCACCAATTCCAATGTGCCTGGGTATACCTCGGACATTAGAAGGGCGCTATCATTTGCTTTTATAATATCGAGTGCCTCAGAAGTATCATATCTTGTTCCGTCAATACTGATATATTTTTCAACTACAAAGGGTGCATCCGTGCTAGATGATGGATCATAACCATATTCCTCAATATCGCCAATCGGTACAATTACTTTACTTGCAAACGGCGTTAGAATGTCATGAGCGTAGTCACTGTGGAATTCTCCGGCCATATAGGAAAGATTTCCGTCGTCATCTTTCACCGCGTGAAAATAACCTACATATTCATCTCCTTGTTCATACTCGCTGCTATCATCGAGTTGTTCAGAGACATAAAATTCACCCCCACCAGTATATAATTCTTCCTCTTCTTCGTCGGGTAAATCAGCAACTTCTTCTTTTATCTCTTTGTTGAGGTCTAGATCAATGCCGCCTTGCGTCATATCTGTTAGTAAGAAATAATCAAGATCGTAGATATCAGGTTTCATGCCGACTTGTTCAAGGTTAGAAATAAATTTCTCTCCCATAAATACTAATTGTTCCATCACCAGTTCTTTAAGAACTAATTTAGCATATTCATCTGTTTCTTTAACTGCTTCGAGATTCTTTTCCGAACGATAATTCTTGAGAGTTTTAAAAATACTTACGGTGCCGGCACTGGTAGCAGTTGCAGTGACGGCTGCACCGCCGGCGACAGCGGCTGCAGCACCGCCGGTTGCGGCGGCTGCAGCGGCAAGAGCGGCGGTGGATGCAATATCATCCAGTCCTTTGGCTTCGCGTAGGTCTTGTTTGTCGGGATAATCATAGCTTCGTTGAGCATTATTTAAGGCGATACAAGCGTTTAATGCCGTGGTGGACGGATTTTCGATATCCCCCTCATCTACGCGGCGGGCCCATAATTGAACTGATTGTTCTAAAAATGCATACCAAAATTCTTCATCTTTAAAGGGGTTAAAAAACTCCCAGAATGACTTTTGTGCATCTTTGAAACTTTTCTCCATCTGCTCCACGATATAAGATGCATATAAGGAACTAAAGGTCTCAGGAAATTTGGGATAAAACTTTGTAAAAGTAGTAAGAGATTTTATAAAATGCACACTTACATATATTCTAATGGCTGCCGTAATTAAACCTTGCAGACCAGCAGCAGACGGTCTTTCTAAAATTCTATTATAGGGTTTTTCAATCACACAATCGGGATCCCCTAATAATCTGGTGTCCTCCGGAATATTTGGATATACTTCTGAAATTTTATCGTCAATATCCTCAAAATCAATTATATCGGTGCGCGAAGGCTTACACGGACTAATTTCTGGAAACATTACATCGACAAAGCCAAGCCAGCCTTTGTTCTGTTTGGGTTTGATATAAAGAGGAGGATTCATATAATTTCCTCCATATTGGATGGGATCTAAATAGAGCACTCTGTTGGGTGGTCCGCCACTATTTTCTTCTTCATATTGCATATTGCTCATTCCCATGATCTGATCATCATTCTGGATCGCGCGCGTTCCTCCGTCGCCATCATCGACTTCGGCTTCAAAATAAGGGGTACCCTCTTTCGTTACATATTCAATGTCAGATGATGTTAAATCATCGAACTCAGCACCATATAGAAAAGATGCACTGTTTAGCGAAATCGCTTCGATAAAAGTATTCGTTACTGTGGACATGATCTCATCATGTGCTGATTTAATATTGGATTGAGAAAAACTACCACCATTTTGATTTAAGATTTCAGTAAGCAAAATTACTGGTGGGCTATAGCTCTGCTGTGTATTAAAAGAAGCAAGAAACTCAGTATAAGAATCTAGATCCAATGCTGTGAGAGTGTCATCTACCCCTAAAAACTCAAATTCTCGATTTTCGATGATATCATCGCCGCCCTCGTCGTCGGATTCACCTTCGGCTTTGTATATATCATTTACACTAGGCGTAACTGCCGTATTCAATCTACTAGTTAACTTAATTCTAGCATTGTCGCTAAATCTATTGACGTAAGTACTACCAGATTCATACATATCGGCTAAGTAAAGATCCAAATCAAACCCGTAAATGTAGCCTAAATCGCGGCCGTCGCCGTTATCATCAAAAGACAAAGTCATATCCGGTGTCGATTTACGAGCAAATTTCGTAAACACTATCTCTTCGCTTTCTGCATCTACACTTTGTCCCACATTGTATCCTAAATCCGGAATCATCAATAGGTTTTGTGGGTTACCGCTGAAATTGGATATATCAAAGTCATCAAAAGATTTTCTAAACGTCACATCTCCTTTTACATCGTTATTAGAGTCATAAGTGACTCCCGCAGCAGCCAGTGCTTGTAGTGCTGTTTCTAGCCAGCCTGCGACTTGGATAGGGTATGCGCCTTTTTGATTTGAAACAAGAGCAAACTTACCGACAGCGTCTGCATCTTTGGCGTCGTTGTTGGCGTCCATGTCCACATAAAAATCTACATATCGTCTGCTCTGATTAAACTTCTTTCTCTGGTGCGCGGTAAATGGTTTGCCCATGGTATCACTGAGAACCATATTAATGAATCCCCAATTGCCTTTGCCTGGTCCATTTCCAAGCATATCATAGGAAAAGTCCATCTTTAACTGTTCTAAGTTGTTTCCTAGAGCACCGGCTGTTGCGGCTGCTGCCTCATCCGATTCATGAGGAACCAAGCCATCATCACAACCGGGTGCCGAGATAATCGGCGGCATATTATCGGCAAGATAATTAGGAATTCCTCCTTGCAACACGTTTCCGAGTTGTTCTAAATCTCCTAATGATTTATCCTGCAAGTTTTTAAACATCTTATCGCATTGTTCCTTTGTTGCTCGGCCAGCAAGAAGTTCACATCTTAGCTCTTTAAAGTTATCTAATGTTTCAGGTGTAGCACAAAGAGTAGGATTGGCCGGCATCCCGTCACCCTCGGGAAGGGTATCTACGAAGTTTTGCATTGTATCTTTAAATTCTGCTGGCATTAAGTTGCCCATGTTTTTAAAGAGGGAGCCAATTTTGTTTTTGTTCCCCAATGAATCTTGATAATCGGGATACTCAAACTCCACAATCTCGTTAACGATGGTTAAGAAATCATTGGAAGGCTTCCCTAAGAAAGCTGACATTAATTCGTTTCTTGTGGTGGCTGCTGAAATATCTTCGGCAAAGCTTAAAGTTTGCTCCGTGTCGGCTAAGGCTGCGCCACCGACACCTAGAGTGGATATCATATCTACAATCGTATCGTTTACCTGTTCTTCGTCTGCGTCGTCTCCACATATAGATTCTCGAATCACATCTGAGAAGGTTGTGCGGCCGGTTGCCATGGCAGGGAGGGCTGCAGCTAAATCTCCTACAGTTTCTAGGGCTTTACAAATTGCATTTCCAATTAATTCACAAATCTTAATCATTAATTTAATGAGAATTTTTAAAATTAATTTTTGAATCTCTAATTTGATTATATTCCATAATGCTTTCCATATATCAGCTAAACTAGCCACCCATTCGGCTGGATTGAATAACCGGGGTAAAACAATTTCTGATTTATCGCGACAAAAAGGCAACTCAATGCTGTGAAGAAAATCCATTATATTCGGGCGCAGCGGCGGTGTGGGACATCTAAAAATAGCTATTATGTTAGCAATGATTTGTGCGCCGGGAAATTTATTTAGAAGATCGGCTAAGCCCAACAAATTATCAGCATAAAGATCTAGTAAGGCTAAAATATATGCTTCCATTACCACCGTTGGTTTTAATTGTTGTTTTGCTTGAGTCATCATTTGTTCTTCCTCAAGTTCATTTGCTTCCTCATGACTGTTGACAGTCCCCTTTTGACTATCATAGTCGGGCGCCAAAGTCCCTTCAATTGCTTTTTCTTTTGCGGCGGCGGCGGCTTTCTTTTCTGCTTCTATTGCATCTTCGTCTTCCCATGGCTTTGTAAACGAAAAGCTGCCGATAAGCGGAGTATCTGATGCTTCTTCTCCTGGTTCATCGCCTTCGGGTAAATATTCTAAATCCTTGGAGCTTTTACTAAACATGTCTCCGCTTTCTAATTTTTTCTGAACTAACGCATCTAATTCTGCTTGCTTATCGGGTGGTAAGCCCACAAAAAGATCTCCAAAATATTCTAAGGACATTGATCGTAAAGCGCTTTTGAGCATACTAGCTAAGGCTTCTTCTAAAGATAACCCACCAAATAAACATTTAACTGCGTCTAAAAGCAAATCTAATAAACCACATTGCTTTAAAGGATCAAAAGTAAACTTCCATACATCACCAACGGGTACTCCATAGGCGATTAACATCAATGGGTAAGCAATTGCACACGGACTTTCTTCGGCGAAAATCTCCTTAAACGCTTGCTCTTTAGCCATTGCTCCAATCCCTACATGAGCGTTTTTTTCTCCATATAATTTCGCACGTTCCGGATCATAGACAAGACCCATTTTAACGTCTAGTTCTGCCAACTCCTCTAAATTATTTACACATAAATTTTTCTGGAACTGATAGGCGATTGCGTCCCCGATACTAAAAACGTCATCAAGGATATCTTGACCAAATTGTTTTCCTTCTTCGGCTAGAGCACCTGCTATGCAACTTCCTGCACTTTTCTCTGGTTCTGTGTTTTCATAACCAGCATTCACTGAAGAATAAATTTTAGGATATGTATACTCCTCCACAAATTCTAACCATGGGGGCGGTTCTCGTGCTTGGAGTGCGGCATCAATATCATCCAATTGGGCCAAGTAAGCTAGCGCAGTTTTATCTTTCCATGCTGATTTACTATTGAGAATCGAAAGCTTTTTATTGAAGATTATTGGTTTTTCTTTACAAGCTTCAGTATAAATTGATAATTTCTTTAACTTATATTCCTTACTAAATTTAAATTCTAATTTTTGAACCTTGTCTTTTCCAATAGCTTTAAATGGATTTCCCACTCCAGGCAGATCATATCCCTTCTGAGCTAAGAAGGCATCTAATTGAGGTAGAAGATCTGCTAAAATACTCTTAGGAAATATTCCCAAATCGCCATAATCTTCCAAATTAAAGATCGCGTTTGAGTCCAAAAAATATAAATTTCCGCCGTCTAGTGCTCTATAAACTTTCAAATATCTAGTATAAAGATTTAATGTCTTTCGTACACGAATTAATTTTAATTCTAAGTCGGCGGGCTCATAGGTAACTTCAACTTCACTTCCTTCGTCTTCTTCGTCGTCGCTTTCTTCCCCTGCATCATCTAAGGCATTTAAATCATCAAACGGTACCGAGTAAAGCAGTTTTAATCGGGATTTAGGACGGGGATCCAAATCATATTCTGTATAATCAATTACATCTAAAATGGCTAATCTAGAGGCTTCCGAATCATCTTTTTCATAATAGTCTAATAAAGCTTCGACAGCATCGTTAGCATATTCTTCAAATCTTTCCTCGACGGCTGCTTCAGATTTATCTGACGTTATGGGTTTAATCGCATCTTCTTCTAACAGAGTTTCATCAATGGTAGTAGTGTGTTTGGTGCGAAGTGTAATTTGGTATTCGCACGTTCTTTCATTAAGAAAAGGTTCATATCTAGTTCGCGTTAACCAATCAGGAGTTATAGCTGCTGGATTTTTTAAACAACTAGGGCAATTATTAGCGGCAGGAATGTCTAATACATCATCACATACATCGATTAAGCCATTACCATCTTTATCTTGCCATTTTAAAAATTTTGAATCTGCCATCTTATCGCCTTCTTATAATTAAGTTGAGAACACATTTCTGCTACAAATATATTTGTAACCAAATGGTTTTAAATAGTTAACTTCCCACATCATTTTTTTAGCCCTTTGGTTCCACATAGGATTTAAACCCTTCGTCGACATCACAATTGTATTTTTAGCGGTATAGGCTCCGACTGGGGCCAATGCTGCGTTACTGAAGGGGGAGGTAGCTGCACCAGCACAGCAAGCACCTACAATACCATTAAAAGTCATTTGTTCCATAAGGAAACCATAGAGAGCGCTCCATAAATCATCAAGAACGTCACTCAATTCTAATAGAGAATCTCGTGTCAATTCTCCCATAGCTATTGGTTGTAAATAATTAATCATTTCAGGGCGAGTGGTACCATCCATCTTAAAGATGGCGACGGCTTTTCTGTCACTATAATTACCTGCAATTAATTCGATAGGGGGTGCGGATCTAAAAATCTTACCGCCCCGAGAGTTCGTCTCTCCTTTCATCCCATATCCACCGAATCCAATACCTTTGCCGGTAACAATTTTAATCCCTTCGCGTCCAATTATTCTTACGGCATCAGCTTTAATTCCAATGCCGGAATGACCTTCAAGGCTTTCTGGTGGTACAATACCATCGGCTAACCCAAAGTTAGCGTCTATTTTGGTGGCTTGACTCAAATAAATTCTTGCAGCGTCTGCAGAAAAACTGTTGTTTATCTCTGTTCCGGGATCTTGTGGTTTTGATGCCATCCTTCCAACAACAATGTCAATTCTATTAGCTCTTTGCGCGCCTTTTCCTCCGTATCCTGAAGCCACTCCATCCGGGCGATCTGTTCCAAAAGTAATATAAGCATTCTTTTTTCTTATTACTTTTTCGTTTCTAGCACGGATATAATTCATCCGCGCTTCGGCGTAATCTGTACCAAAAGGACCTCCGAACGCTTTGTTGACGGGAAGATTGTTTTTATACCTCTCTTCCATAGTTTCTACAAGATCTCGTTGGAAATCTATAAGCTCATCTAATGTAAAGATCTTATCTGGTGGTTTACTGGGAGTGGTCATTATGTTCTCTGTTATTAACTATTGGTGGATGTGTCATCGCTAGCAACTGTGGAAGGCTCACCTTCTTCGTTGGGATTGGTTGTAGTAGTTCCCCCACCACCGGTGGGCGGTTCAATATATGCAAGCTCATCGGCGAACCCGGGTTTTGTTTTCGGCCAATTGTTGTAATCCGAACCGTATTTACCATAATAATAAGCCTTACACTTTGCTTTCAGGGCTGGAAGTGCAGATGAAGAGCTTCGATGTTTAAAATGTACCTCATCCCCCGATCCAAACCATTTAATGTTGTGTTTGGAGGCTACGTTAGCAATAGGCTGCCATCTTGTGTGAGATGATTTCTTAGAGATGTAGGTTCCCTGTGGATCTGTTGCATTCATGTCAATAGCAAATCCATATTGATGATCAGAATAACACGGTTTTGCTGTTTTGTAACCCTTTCCACCTAATCCAGTACGAAGAAGCCATTGGTGTTTTACACTTCGGCGCGCTGAAGTGATTTTCGGAGAATATCCGAGAGAAACTAATTCAGCAAAAAATGCTTCAAAATCACCGCGTACTGATGCATCTAAAACGTTGAGGCTTTTAGCAAATTCATAGAACTCATAACCATTTCTATTGGCAGGACCACCCTCAATATTGCCGCCCATCGCCATCCAATCGCCCATAAGTCCGATGGCGGCGGTAGCCAAAGCCGCAAAACTAAATTTGTCTTCAGGCGAAATTAATTCTGATATTTTTTGACAAGCGCTTGCTTGCGCAGAAGGAGGAGACGTGGTTGCTAATCCTACAATTTCTCCATATTGAAGATTATAAATTCCCGAGCCTTGATCCTCTAATCGCACATCAATCAAATCTCCTACTTTCATGCTGAGATGAGTGGAACTTTCTGTCGATACAAAAAGTGTATGCATTGCAATTAGTTTAGCTGCCTCTTCTGGTTTAGCCGCAAATTCTATACTACACGGATCAGGAATGAAGGCGTGAGGTGACGGCGGATTCATACTATCAATACGGGCACGGATCAAAAACTTATTTGTACTAGGAGATCCCGATAATAAAGAAGTCAACTTCTTGGCTATCGCCGATGTGCCGTAAACGCTAGCTAATGCTTCATCTATTCTCACGGGATCCGTTAGTACAACTGCTTTAAAAACCGTTGTGTTCCCATATGCATCATACTCAAACGCTCCCCTAATAGAATTATTAAATAATTCCAGAGCCTGGGGAATACTCGAAAAATTGGACTTATCAAACACGGACATTATTGACTTTCACCCCCTGTATCAACGTTCATTTCCGCTTCATCAGAAGTAGGCATAAACGAGCCCATAGTAGTTAAGATAGTAGTTGCCAATTGTCTAAAACTAAACTTGTCTTCCGGAGAAATTAGTTCCGATATTTTTTGACAAGCGGTTGGATCACTGGCAACTGGCATAGTGGTATTCAATCCAACTAATTCTCCCATTTGTAAACTATTCTTAATTAATCTGACAGATACTACATCTCCCACTTTTACAACTTGATCGGCCGTACTGTCGGTAGACACTACTAGGGTGTGCATGGCGATCAGCTTAGCTGCCTCGGTGGGTTTATCTGCAAATTCTATGCTGCATGGATCTGGAATGAAATTATGGGGAGAATCAACCTCATCTATTCTTCCTCGAAAAATAAATTTATCGGTTTTGTTATCTAAGATGTTACCCAATAGGTAAGCCGCTTTTTTAATGGTGCTAGCGCCAGAAAACGTACTCGCTATCGCTTCGCTAATACGCACTGGTTCCGTTAACGCTATCATATTATAAACTGTCTTTTTCTTAGGCTGAGTCTGAGACTTTCCAATTAAATATTTTCTTATGCCGGCATAATATAATTCCACGGCAGCTTCTTTAGTACTTATCGTAGAAGGATCAATCTTTGGTATTTCACTCATCGACTGGGGCCCCTTGGATCATATCAAAAAGATTGTTTTTATCATCGTCGGACAATTCAAAACCCTTTACAGTGTGCTTCTGCCTTAGCCCAATTAATTTTACAAGCTGTTCGTTGGATCTCTGTAGGGATTCAACATGCTTCGCTG